CAGACACACCTACCGTGTTCCAGGTATGAACATAATAGGTGTAGCGCTCGTTGCGGGCCGCTGCGTTGTCTGTCCAACTGGTGGGTTTGCCTTGCAGCGTGGCGACACGAACTAGTTTCCCGTCGGTCCCTTGACGTTCGATACCGACAGCAAGGACCGGTTTAACGCTAGCGTCGTTGTTAGCCCATGTCACATAGGGGCGCCCCTTGACAAGGACGGCTTTAACATTGCTTGGCCCGCTTGGGCCTTGAATGGGGGTAGCCGGAGTGCCGCCACCGCCGATAGCGCCGCTAACCTGCACCGTGTGCGTGTACGAAACAGTAGGGTTGCCGCCATTCCAGATCGGACCCACGCTAGCGTTAAACGTGTAGCTTTTAGTTCCGCTAACCGCCACCGTGATTGAACGTGAACCAACCTCGCGCGTCACAGACCCGTTGTAGGGGCTAGAAAAACTAAACGGGATATCGGCACTAATAGCACCCGTAGCGTGTAGCGTGGAACTAAAGTTATGTCCGTACCCGTCACTCGAAACAAAGTAGCGGGCGGTGAGCGTAACTGTCTTGGTGTTTGCGGTCACTGTCGCCGGGGACTGTGTTACATTCACGCCGACAAACAAATACCCGCTAGACGGGCTCCATTTAGCCATGTTCTATCTCACACCTAAAATTTCATTAATCTTGCGTTTTGATACGGCGGCATTAGTGGGGGCTTCCCTCACGTCTAGGTAGGCGTCCATGTCCTTACCGCCAACGTTGAGAGTCACCGACAAGCCGTTAAGGGCCTCAACCAGTGAGGCCCTATCAACACCCTTGTTCTTCAGGGTTTGCCACTGGTTGGACGTGAACACCGGCTCAGGCTTCCCAGTCTTATTGACTACGGTCGTAATACCGGGACGTAACCACCCGCCTTGATCATACTTGAAGTGCCCATAGTTTACCGCGCCATACACGCTGGTTTCACGTACGGGAATACCAAAGGTGGGGGCCTCAATGATACGGCCAGGGCCAGACACAACCGCGACGTGGTGCGCGCCGCCAATACCGGGCGCGCCACCCCAGAACGCAAGGTCACCCGGGGCGGGGGAGCCAATCGGGGAAGAATTAGCTTGGAAAGACGACGCCGTGTGGCGGGGGACATTCTTACCCATTTGACGCAAAGCCCACACAATCAGGCCGGAACAGTCAACACCGCCGGGCACGTTCACGCCACCCCACACATAGGGAGTACCAATAGCCTTGCGAGCTGTGTTGACAAGGTCACCGCCACCAATCTTTTCAGTTTCACCCTTAAAGATTTGCTTCAGACGATCAAACCACATGGGCGGCATAGCCTTAACCATGTCACCAACCGCGCCGGAAGTCACCTTACCCAACAGTTTACGGGTAGGGGCGAGCACTAGTTTCTCAATAGTTTCTAGCGGGTGCATAAACGCATGGCCGATAGACTTCGCCTTGTCCTTGGTCCAGTTCCAAGCCTTACCGGTCTTGTCTGTAATCCAACCCCAAGCGTCACCCAGGATACCGCCGTCGGCGAAAGCGGTTTGTCCAGCGTCGCCACCATAGCTGAAAGCGTGTCCGCCGCTTTGGATAGCCAAACGGTTCATGCGGTGTACAGCTTCAGGGCCACCAACAGCCTTAACCCACTCGGGGCGCATGATAGCCTCACCGCCGCTAAGCTCCAAAGCCCCACCGGTGGGGGAATAGAACTTATGTACATCCCTGCCCGGAGTGTAGCCGGGCAGAACACCACCGGACGCGAACCCAGCCTTAATGTCAGGTAGGCGGGTTTTAATGCCGATAGTTGACGCCGCCGTGTTGAACCAGGTCTTAAGGCCCTTGTTGTATACAGTATCAATGACAAATCGGACAGGGGTTTTAGCAGCGTCCTTAATACCGTCCCAAGCCTTGCTAACAACGTCACCCATTGTTTTAAACCCGGACTTTATACCGTTCCAGAAACTGGTGAAGATCGGGGCCAGGTTGTCACGGTACCATTTGCCCACAGCATCAGCGCCAGACTTGATAGCATCCCAGGTTTGCTTCAAGCCATGGTCCCAAACCCACTGGGCTACGGCGGCCATGCCCCTAAACGCCGCCTTGATAAGCTCAATGTTAAGGTTAATCACCCAAAGCAAAACTTTGATACCGACCTTGATAAGCTCAAAGACTGGGCTAATAATCCAGTCCCAAACCCATTTAAGCACAGCCCCAACAGCATTAAACACAGCGCCGATAATGTCGCCGCCAACCTGGAACGCCACCTTGAGTGCATCCCAGCCGACCTTTAGGGCGGGCACGACATAGTCAACGAAAACTTGCTTAAGAGTGTTGAACCAAGAAACAAGTTGGTCAAACAAGGGTTTGAGGTAAGGCATCAGCTCATCAACAAGTTTCTTGCCCTCATTGTAGAGACCTATTAGGGCGTCAACAATTAACTTTATGACAGCTACGCCGGCAGACGCCGTTACGGACCCTAGCCAATCGAAAAACGGTGCGATTTTCTCCCAAGCTTTGTCTACCCAATTTTTAATGTCGTTAAAGCCTTTAACCATTTTGTCGGCGAACGCCTGCATTTTCGGTGCGGCTTTGTCAATGGACGGTCCCAGAGATTCAAAAGCTCCCGTGACACGTTTAAGCACCCCGCCAATAAGGGATGCGCTCATATCAGCCACAAGACCAATGATCCAGCCGATTACGGCGCCCACAATCCTAAAGGCGGGTACCAGCACTGGCATTAGGAAGTCCCAAAGTTTTTTGAAAGCATCCACTGCCGCCTTAATTGGGGGCAACATGCGCGAGAAAGCAGAGGCGAGCTTTTCTATTAATGCGCCAAGTAACCCGCCTGCGAACTGTTCCACCATTGCGACAACGTCGATTAGCATATCTCCCAAGTCTGATAGAACTGGAAGTATGTAGGCGGTGACCATTGAAACAATGTTTGTTAAAGGCCCCTCAATCTTAGCGGCCCCTGAAACAAGCGGCGTAATCAGCTTGTCAACTATACCGCCCAGCAAGTGCCCTGTGGTGGCGCCGAAAGCGTCCACAAACTTTTGTAGCTGCGTAATGGTTGGGTCTAAAGCTTGACCTAGTTTAGAGATTTCGCTACCCAGGTTCGCTACAGAGTCCCTAAATTCTTTAGACTTCATCCACGCTAAAACGATAACGCCAATGAACGCGCCAACCCCAGCTGTTAAGCCCGTGAACATGCCGCCAATGATAGGCAGGTTAGGGAGGATAAAGCCCAGAGCCGCGCCAATGAAAGGGATAGCGTCAGCGAAACCAGAGAACGCCTTACCGCCGTCCTTGTTGGCTACGTTAATAAACTTGACAATTTCGTTAAAGAACGCCTTGGTGTATTCCTGCACTTTCATGATTACGCCAAGGATGCGCTCATAGCCGATAGCGTCAATAATCTTAGCCAAACCGCGTTGAATCTGGTTCTTTACGTTACCCCACGCGGTTTCAATGCCGCGTGTGGCTGACTTGGCCTGATCTGTGAATGACGCAAACCCGTTAACGCCTTGGCTATTGAGTTTGATTAGTGCGGCGTTAAAATCGTCAAACGAAACCGTGCCATCTTTCATGGCCGTATACAGTTCTTGCGAATTGTGCCCAGCACCTAGCAGCGCTTCTGCGATTTGGTTTAGCTGCGCGGGCATGACTTCCATTAGGGCGCGGTAGGACTGCATGTCCACCTTGCCCTTAGCTAACTGTTGCGTGTACTGCACGAACGCGCGGTTAGCTTCAGCAGCACCCTTACCGCCAGCAAGCAGAGCGTTGTTAAGGGAGATAGCCACGTCAGAAACATAGGACATTTCTTTGTCTGGCATGGCAGACTTCAACGCAACAGACATATCGGTCATGTCATTAAGCTTGGTGGGCAAGCCGGTAATGGCCTTGTCCATCTTGGCTAAGGCGGCTGACGCATCGTCAGTAGAGACGCGCATGTTCTGCATGATGCGCGGGAAGTTATGGGCCGTGTCCACACGCTCAATAGCCCCGCCAAGTTGTGAGGCGATAGCCGCCGTAAGCGCGCCAATAGCCGCAAGACACCCATTAACCGCCGTGTTAAATGAGGCTTCCAAAGCTTTTCCGGCTTGGCCAGCAAAGAACCCAACCGTGTTGCCCATAGCCTTTAAAGGGCCTAACAGGTGTGAAGAGGGGTTGAAAGCTTTAAACTTTTCAACCATCCCACTAATAGACTTGCGCGTTTCTTCGGGTAGCACGTTGAACATGCCTTGTGCGCCCTGTTTGACAGCGCCTTTGAGCTTCCCAATAGTTCCTGTGGTGTTGCTGACAAGCCCATACAGCGTTTGGGCGTGTTCAGTCGCAAGCGTTTTGATAGCGCCGCCCACGTAGCCGACAGCGCCGCTAACGCCCTTGCCAATCGTTGAGGTCAGGTTGCCCAGAGAGGAAGTAAGCGGCTTAAACACTTCAGAGATAGCCCCAAATGCTTTAGAGAAAGGGGCGGTGATCTTGCCGACAATGTTAGCGACGGCGTCATGAATCTTGCTGAAATGTCCCTTGACGCTATCGGCGAGCTTTGAGGCAGATTCTTTGACCTTGTCGAACACCTCGCTAAATTTAGCTTTGACCGGTTCGATAGCTTTTTTGATTTGGTCACTTAAACCATAGAACGCATATGTGAGCTTGGTTTTTGCCGCTTCAGCCGCTGCCGCCAAGCGGCGAAATGGGATCGTAGCAACGTCGATAGCCGCCGCCGCCTTGACCGATTTCACTATCACGGCATCAAAAGCGCTATTGGCTTTAGCTTGAATTTTTTCAAACTCGGGTGCAAGGGCTTTGCCTAGCTTGCTGTCGTTAAAAGCTTGTTTTAGCCGCTTGCCGGTTTCAGTAGCGCCCGCGCCCACCCCTGCGAACGCGGCGCTAATGCCCGCCATTTCCTTAGAGACACTAGCGCGGATACCGCCAATGTTCAGATCTTCTTTTATACGCCCAAAGGAAGACTTAATAATGTTGCGGTTAAGCTCACTCCAATTTGAAGTGATGCGGGTGATGTTCTCACCCATTTTCTTATACTCGGCCTTAAGTTCCGGGGAGGCTTTTTGAATGTCTGCCCTTAACTTGGTGACAAAGTCGCTAGCCATGTTGTATTTTTTGCTAGCGTCTTTCCAAAGCTTCACAATAGCTTCCACCATCCGGTTTCCCAGACGCGCAGACGCTTTTTCCCACTTCTGCTTTTCGCCGCCGAAAGCCTTGTCTAGGGCTTCAGCCGCGCCCTTAACTGTGGGCACGATTGACACATAGGTGTTGGCTAACTCAATATATTGTGTCTTCGCCATACTGCCTGCCTAACATATAGAACTCAGCCCCACTCTGAACTTTGTGAATTACGTAACCGGCGGTTAAAAATATTTGATCCGTGCTATTCAACCAGTTCAGGCGGGGCCAATAGGTGAGCACTCATTGCCCAACATTGGAAACTAGGCCATTTGGCGTTTGTTCCTTGCCTTAATTCTAGCAATACGCGCCTTTTCCAGCAAAGCCTTAGCGCGTAGCTTTTCGCGCCACCCAATCTCGGGGGGCTTAGGCTGTTCGGGCATATCGCGTTGTTTGGCCCCGAAGCCATCCAGCACTACGCATGTTAACTTCCATAGCCAACTATGTAGCGCGTATTCTTCGCCGGTCCATGCGTTCGGGCCACCTATAGCTTGCCAGAGCGCCGCGCCCGCCGGGAGGTTTTCAACCAAATTCCAAGCCCTACGGGGACTCATTTTGCCGGTCCACAGATCGGCAAGGTCAATGCCGTAGAACCGTTGGAAGTCTGCCTCAAGTTCGGGCGTGTATTCAGCCACCACCCCGGGCAGGGCTGTTATTTTCCCATGCCTACCCGCTCACTGATTTTCTCAAGCAGCGCCGCCATTTGGTCAACTGGCACACGGCCATCAGGTAAGGCAATAGTCTTGAATAGCTTCTCAACAGCTTCACTGTCAGGAACTAGAGCATTGAACATGGGCATAATGTCGCCCTTGCTTGCCGCGTACATTAGGCGGAAGTCGTTAAATGCGGCCTTGTCAACAGCCCAGGTCACACCGTTCACGGTTACGGTAATGACGCCGCTAAGTGCTTCGTTAGCTAAGGCCATAGCTTCCTTATCATCTACCTTGCGGGGCTTGTGATCCTCGGGCGTCTTGGCGTGTAGCTGGTTAGCCATCTCGGCGGTAGTCATGGTAACAGTGGTTTCAGACATTGCAACCTCCATTGGGTAACTGTTAATTCTTGATCCTATTATACAAGAAACGCCACCCACACACTAGGCATGGGCGGCGTTTCCTGAACAACACACAGAAAGGAAATGTCAAACCATCGGCTCAACAACTCAAGGATAGCACAGGGTTACAGCTTGAGGCCATTCTTAATAGCCGGATCGTCCGTGATAAGCGTCACGTTACCGATAATGGTTCCCTTAACGTTAAATGCGGTATCCTCAGTTGCGGACAGCTTATACTCGCTGCGTTCCCCAATCTCAAAGCGGGGGATCAGGTACATATATTGGTACCCTTCAGACCAAGTGCGCACAGCCAAGGCAACAGACTTGATAGAACGCGCGGAGGAAAGGGTTAGCTGCGTTGCGGGCTTGCCAGGTCCGCCGCCCGCCGCCAAATCCTCAGACTTCTTGATATCCCACTGGATAGAGAAAGTAGTGAGGGAGGTTTCCAAGGCTACAAACGAAAATTCCGTGTTAGATTCGGTCATAATCGTTTTGTAGATTTCGTGGCCCTGGTGACCCTTACGCTTGTCGGTAGAGTCGTTCGGGCTAAACGTGTAGCCGTCTTCGGAGTTCCAGCCCACCTCAACCCAGGGAGAGGGCAGGGCCGCGTCAGCCGCCAGCAACGCGGTAGGCATAGTGGTTCCGACCGGCGCCATAGAGATAGAGTCATCAACGGAACCAAACTGACGGATAGCGTCAAGGTTAAGCTTAGCGTAGGTCATTGATCAGTCCTTAGTCTCGGGCGTAAAAGCCTTGTTTTCCGTGGGGGTAGGGGTTGCCTCATCGTCGATAGCTTCCCCGTAATGTAGAAGTCGCGCGCGTTCGCCCGCTTCTATGACTAGAATCTTGTCACCAACACCGAACGGCCTACCATTGGCCGTGCCGGGGGCTGTTCCAATCATTGGGTATTCCATTAGACCTTTTCTTTTCTGATTTGGTGTTTGAAACCAAGCTCAAACTGCCACCGGATATCATCGGAGCTAACTAGGGGTAGGTAGGTTGCGCTAGACACTTCGTACCGGTGAAAGACTCGGTACGGGCCAATGTGGGAGAGTGGTTGCCGGATAAGCAGTTCCCTAATCTGCTGCACCATACCTAAACCCTTGCCCTTGGTGTCCGCCCAAACCTCACACTGCATATAGACCGTGTCGGTTACTTTGCTTAGCCAGCCACCGTTACGGGTGATAACCAAAAAGGCGGGTGGGCGCGGGTTGGGAATTTGCCCATAGGTGGGAAAATCAAGCTTGGCGTTCAGGAACTCGGCTAGCGCTTCTGTGAATCCGTCAAACCCGTTTTCGGTGACTAGGTCAGACTCTACCGGCATTAATAGCTCCCATTAAAGTTCCCTCGCCTTCTTGTTCACGGCGCTTAGCGTCGTAAGAATAGGCCCGCACTTCCGCGCCGTAACGCACAACGCGCTTATGTCGCTGCTTCACGGTGTAGCCGGGTCCAGCGGCGTGTGCGATCTGCCATGCCCGCCGGTTAATGTCTGAAATGATTAGTGGGTGGTGCATTGTTGCCTTTGCGCCTTCCCAATTCAAAATAGTTTTGGTTTTCCAGGGCATTTAGTCGCCGCCTTCCAATCGCCGGCATGTCATGAACTGGTGATCAAGTGCTTTAGAAATACTTTTCACATGGCGCACTTCGTCGATAATTTCCCAGTCGCGCCCGCCATCTTCGAACCGGACACGCAACCGCGACTTTTCGATACCTTTAATGTACCCGTCGGTAACTTCCCAGTCGGTTAGCACGTTGGGGGGTAAATATAGTTTTCTAGTGCCCTGCGTGATCTGTTTGCCGCCAGCACTCAAAGATGCTTCAGTCTGTGACCATACGCATACAGATTCACACAGAACTTCGGACTCGCGCGTGTCCACCATCTGCCCAGACTGCCAAACAGTCTTAGGTTTCAAGATTTGGACTTTCTGTTGCCGTCCACGGCTATATGCGAAAGGAGGTAACATGTCACGTCCAAGACTGAATCTTGTAAGGGGCCAGGGTTTCCTTGTCCTTGCTAGTCAGCTGCAACCCGTTACGTTCCCACGCGATAGACAACTCGCCCGCCTGTTCACGGGTAGCGCCCATAGGGCTAGACATGGCGCCTAAAACAGTGTTGGTAACAATAGACGCGAACGCAGGCAGGGACGGGTAGCCATGCTTAACCATCACCCGAACAGAGCGGAAACGCTCAGGGAACGCGCCGCTGTATAGTTCGATCATTCCAGCCTGTGACCAACCGTAAAGGTGCGGTTGAATTGTTTGGCCGTTGATAGCTAGTGCATCCACAGACAGAACATGGGTTGACGGTAACTGTAGGGTTGTATGGCCGTTTCCATCCAAGGTCATAACCTCGGTGATAACGGGGGCAACATGCCAACCCAGCCAAGCCCTAAGCGCGTTGGTTGCGCCGTCGATCAGAACGGGCAGGCGCGGGTCCGCTGCATGTACAGCGCCGCCGCTAGCTTCCGCAACAACTTCGGGGGTAACAAGCAGGGGAACAGCCACACCTGCCCGCTCTGACAAACTCATCTAGGTTATTCCTATTCTGCCTTGGCTAGGGGGCGGTTCCCCCGGCCAGTTCGCTTAGGGGCCTCATCCTCATCGGCGGGGGCCTCATCGGC